TTGCGCCCGCGGCCAAAACGGTATTATTAGAGCGATATGTCGCAAGTGTGGTATCAGTGCTAATATCATACGTGGCGGAAACTGTTTTAGTTGCCATAAAATAAACCTCCATTTATTACTACCAATATTATAATCACTCATTCTTTCAATTACAAAATTTCTCGAATTTGTTAGTTTTATACTATCCCGCTTATACTATCCTAAAGGAGTAATTACTATATGATAAAATTTCCGAAATCTAAATGCCCTCGGTGCGGCCGCAATCCCACAGAGCTAATGATTAATAATAATCCTTTACTTGCAGGGACTAGTACTATCTGTTTCGACTGCATTGCTGAAATGATAGATGAGCATAATATTGATAAGGTCGACCTTTTCTGCCGCACCTACAACTTGCCGCTCAAACCGGACCTTTGGATCGAACTGAACAAAACTTCACATGGGGCGGCGCTCTTTAAGCAATACACCACCATTATCCTTGAAGACAAAACCCTCCAACCCAACCTCTATTATCAAAACCAAACCCACGATCTTTGGGCTATGGTAAACAAAGAATGGCTCAAGACTCGTTCCTTCGCGGAGTTACTCGCCCGTTTGGAGCCGATTAAAGAATCTTATACTACCCGTGGTCAACTTAAATGGGGTGATCAATATACTTTTGAAGACATCCTCCAACTTGACTCAGTATACACCCGCACCATTAAAGCCAACAACATTGTTAACCCAATTCAAAAGGAAGCAATTAAAACGCTTTGTAAGCTTCAACTCCAACTTAACGCGGCGATTCGTGAAGGTGATAGCAAAGGCATTAAGGACTATTCCTCGGCATACGGTATTATGGCCAAGCAGGCGGACCTAGAAAATATGATTGCCGAAACTAAGACATCTGATATTACCACTGTCGCGGAGTTGTCTGACTATTTAGAGAAAACCGGTTTTCAACCCAAATTCTATGACGGTTTCGACCGCGATGAGGTTGATACCGCGCTACATGACATGAATAACACCCTTCGTAAAACCATTAATGAATCCACTTCCATTCAGCCGCTTCTCGAAGAAATGGCCCGCAAAAAGCAAGAGGCCGAGGAAGATAAGCAAACCAAAGAAGCAACCGACGTCACTTCTATGCAAGACCTTATGGATTATAATCCAGAAGAGACCGAAGAGGTCGCTCATGAGGCGGATTCAGATGTCACGGATTTGAAGTTTGAGCCAGATGCTCCAGATGACTTGACCGCACCTGTTAAAATCTCTCACGAGGAGAGTAAGGAATTAACCGGCGACGGCAATAAAGATTTAACCGGAGGCGATAAGTAAAAATGTTCTCCACCTATGACTTATTTGACGATGAGGTCCTCGACCCCGAAGTTGAGGACTATATCGCATTTATGGAAAGCGATGAGCAAGAAAGCACCGGTTTCCTAACCAAAAAAGAGGTTGATAAAAACCGTGATAAATGGGAGTACATTATGAATTTCTTTATGTGCTACCCAGATTACTTCGTCGATCTCATTACACCCAAGGCGTCACATTTCCATCTGTTTTTCTTCCAACGTATGATTTTGCGCGCGATGTCACGTTCGACCAACTTTTACGGGACGTTTTCCCGCGGTACTTCAAAATCTTTCTTGGCAGACCTAAATCGCTACTTGATGTGTATGTTTATTCCGCACCACGAAACCACTATCACCGCGGGTACCAATAAGCAGGCGGCCGAAATTGCCAAACAAAAAATTATTGATGACCTTTGGGTTAAATTCCCGCTCCTCTCCAATGAAATGCAGAAGCGCAAAATTGCGGGCAAATTGCTTGACGCTTATAAAACCGGCAACGATTATGTTGAATTTAACTTTAAAAACCGTTCCTCTCTCGGCTTAGGAAACGTCCGCGGTCTCCGCAAAAACTCACTTATTTTCGAGGAAGTTATCGAACAAGATCAAACGAAAATCAACGAGGTTTACATTCCATTACTTAACAAACCCAGAACTATGGCAAATGGCCTTGTTAATCCGCACGAACCACAATCTCAACAGATATATATAACCACGGCTGGCTTCCAGGGCTCGTTTGCGTACAATAAAATGATTGAAATCTTATGCCGTGCCTATTTTGAGCCGGAAAAGTATTTCGTTTTGTGCGGCACCTATCGTATTCCTCTTCAGCTGGGACTTACTTCCCGCAGACAGATTGAAGATGTTCTCGATTCTCCAACCTTCACAAAAGAGTCCTTCGAACGTGAATACGAATCACGATGGTCTGATGCACCTGTTGGCGCGGCGTTCAGTCCGACATTAGTAGGCGGGTTGCGTCAAGTTAAAGTAGTTGAACTCAAATACCACCTCACCGACGTCCAAAAGAAACAAGGTTGCTTCTATGCGATTAGCGTCGATATGGCGAAGGATGGTAGCGCCGATACCGCCGTTGGCGTCGCGAAGGTTACCCCCAGTGAGAACCACTTCATTTATAAATTCGTTAATCTTTTCAAAATCCCCTCTACAGACTTTATGGAAGTTGCAAACACTCTTAAGAAGACCATTACCGCCTATCAGGCCGCCATTCTTATTTATGACGCCAATGGTGTCGGCGCCGGTTTGCGCGACTGGATGAATAAGGAAACACGTGATAGCACGAGCGGCGAAATTCTCCCAGGATATGGTATTATTAATCCACCTGACAAGGCAAAAGGAGATTTGATTTCTTATCCAAAGAGCAGGACAATAATCTATGAGATAAAATCGGGTGGAACTATTGGAGAACAAATTCATTGGTTCTTCTTCTCTCGTATGAGTGCGAATCTTATTACGTTCCCAATTAAACTTAATGAGGCCCTCGACCTTTATTCTAAAAACAAGAGTTTCAATCAAATGTCTATTCACAGGCGCGAACAATATATGCTCCCGTTTAAGACTATGGATTTAATGGAAGCCGAACTTAAAAACTTGGATATTATGTCTATGCAAGGTAATAGCCAAGAAAACCGCAATACCATTGACCGATTAAAAATCGTTCGCCGCAATGGACAGATCCAAAAGGACTTTTTCTCTATGGCAGAGTACCTTATCTACGCGGTTAATAAGCAGATTGAGTTAGACTACTATAAGAAGCATCGCAAGGGTAGTAAACGACTCATCGCGATTTTTGAATAATATGGTGACAGATATTCGGAGGGTTAAAATCAATGTCAAAAAACAAACAAAACAAAAGAAATTTTACTAATGATCCTGCAAATTCTGGACCATATGTAAGAGATGAGAATGAAAATTTCCGCATAAACACCATAAAGAGTAGGAAGGACATCTGGAGTAACATGTATTCAGATGATTCTTCTACTTTACGTCGTTATGATAATACAATTGCGGCTGACACATTGGAGTATTCCAACGCGGCCGCAGTGCGCGAGGCGTTAATTAACGCTATTTCTAATCGTGAAACATTAGTTAAAACCAGTCGTGAATTATACGCTATTAATCCTATTTACGCGGACATTATTAATTATCTTTCTAACATCTTTATGTGGCGTTATAAGGTTATCCCGCGCAAGATCTATTCTAAAAGTAAGGTTAAGGTTCGTAAGCAACTTAACGATGAAGACTTCGGTCTTATTTACAACCTTATGCTTGAGGTTGTAGACGGTATTTCTATTGAAACTACCTTCCCAAAACTTCTTACCGAGTTAGCAATTGCCGGTTCTGTTTACTTCACTACTGTAGCCAATGAAGATAATTTAACCTTAGACACAATTGTCCTTCCAGATAAGTATTGCCGCAAAATTGGCGACACTCAGTTTGGTACTGGTATTATCGCTTTTGACCTTTCTTACTTTAAAGATGTTGGTTTACAGGACGACCAACTTAAAACCTATCTTGGAGCTTTCCCGAAAGAAATCCAAAAAGCCTACAATGCGTATCAGCAGTCTGGCGGCGACGCGGCGCTTCGTTGGGTTACCTTAGATCCATGTTTCTCCTCCTGCATTATGCAGAATGAGTATTCTATCCCAACTATGTTCTATCTTTATGCTTCTATTCTTAATTATGAAAAGTATCAGGATAATGAATTACAGCGCAATGATAACCTATTAAAATATATTGTTGTTCAAACTATGCCGGTCTACCAAGACAAGCTTATCTTCGAAATGGAC